GGGGCCTAGAATTAACGGCCTAGAATACTATCTCAATGTTTGAGGTATTGATCATAAATATTGTACTTTTTGTATGGTACAATCTATTATGATTTCCGTTGTCTACTATCTGATGTCCAGTGTTTGAATTATTTATAAAACACTTATTATTGTTTTAACATTTTAACTAAAAGGTTTAATTAATTTTATACTTTTATTATATCTATGTCATATTTTGCTGCCATGGTTTGTTTTGCTCCAACAACATTGTACCATGGTAGGGGTTTAATTGGCATTTTTTAAAGTTGAATTATTTAATTAATCTTAGGTAAATCACCTAACATCATCATATAACTCATTCTTCTTGTGTTCATTTGTTACTTGTCCAATTGTTTTCCACTATTTTGTACTTAAAATCTGTTTCTCATTCTAATGTAATCTGGTCCAATGCTTACTCTGCCTTATTGATCTATGAAGTATAACAGCTGGCAACATGTACCAAAATCATCTCGTATTGATTACTTTGATAACATGTTATACTTAACTTTAATCTGTTGTTTTAATTTATATATACTTGGTTTTTGCTTGAACAACAGAATTGCATCATCACCCAACATACACATCTTTTGTAAAATGTCAATATTTTTCCTTATGAAATCCTTGTGCACTTGCATGTTAGTTATTACATTACCTATTGCTGTTGTTGATTGGCCAGTCAACCTCATATATTAGTTTTAACTTTTTAAATGTTTCCCCTGTACATGCCAATGCTAATGCATTTAAGTCCATACAGATAACACTTAATCACTAACTCCGAAAGCTTTGTATATCATCATTTACACTTATAACAGTGGCTTATCTGTTTGACGATCTTGTTTTGTAAGATCATTTTAAAAGAAATATTTAACATCTTACACTGTGTGTAATATAGAATTTATTTAATCGGGTCTTAGTCCGTCTAAATAAATAAACTTGTCTCTCAAAGCCATTTTAAATCTTTATTTGACTTTTGTAAAAATGGGACTAAAAATTGCAGCAATAGCATACCTTTGCCATACTATTGCCCTGGCTTGTTGTTGGTGGAAACTCATTATTGGTTAATCTTTTAAGAGAGCTTAGTCTTTAATGTGAAATATTACATCATTTAATGGGTGTAAACTCAATTATTTTGTTAAAAATTTATTTACATCAGCAACTTTAGCATTTCTGTTACCGGTCTTTCTTAACCATTAAAT